TTTACCCCAAGATACGAATAAGATAGAAGCGTTATCTGAACCAACACCACCTGCATCAACGATCTGTTTAGATGTTGGTTCTGCTGGGTTAAGAGTTGAAAGAACGTCCATGATACCTGGTGATTTGTTGAACTCAGTTGATCCGTAAACAATCAAGCTAGCAAGCTCGTGAGCGTTTGCTTGAATGTGACCTTCAGCTTGGTTCCAACGATTTGCTTTAATGCGATCTTGACCACCGTAGGCAGCAACAGCCTCATCAATTACTGACTTCGATTCAAAGTGAGCTGCTACGAACTCTCTTTCTTCGATAGTTGTTTTTGACGCTGGAATCGCTTGATTCGCTTTGCGGTAATAAACATCTGGAAGATCAGAACGTAAAGCAACAACGTGCTTAACACCCTTATTCATTTCCATGTATGGAATATCATCGACGATCGGTACAGCTTTGCGCATAACCTCTGCAACGTCTGACACTTCTAATGGAAGGAATTTCTTCGCGTCCGCTAATGTTAATAAATCTAAACCTAATACTGCCATAATAGCCCCCTTTTAATTTGTATAATAATCCGAAGGATGTCTGTCCGTCTTGTTATTGTTAGACCCGCCTGCTTCAAAAGTACCTTCGTCTCCGAGTAATTTTGAAATATTAAAGATCTCTTTCATTTGACCAGGATTCAATCTTTTACCAGAACTTGCAAGTAATTTTGAAGTCTCAGGGAAAAGTTTAGTTAAAGTATTATTTACAGCATGAACATTAGCTGCAAACTCATTACCCCAATCAGTGCGAAGATCACCTTCCCATTTGGTATATGTTGCTTTAACTTCAGCATCGAATTTAGATTGGTCTTCATTGTATTTATCTAACTGAGATTTACGTTTATCTAATAATTGTTGAGCCTGTTCATTCGACAGTTTTGTTTCTTTGGCAAACTCAATTATATCTTTGATTTGATCATCAGCTAGTCCACGATTATCTATTTTTAAATCTTCAACTTTAGTTTCAGTTTTAGTTTCAGTTTTAGTTTCAGCAATTTCTTCAACTTTATTTTCTGTTGAATAACCACTTACGTTTTTCTGTTCTGTGGTCTCAGTCTGTTTGGATTCGTCACCGGTTTTTGTTTCGGTGTCCGATGTTCCTTGCGTGTTGGTTGTATCCGCAGTGGTTGTGCTGGTATCCCCAGTCGTTTCAGTTTTCGAAGCGTCCGTTTCGTTTCCCTGTCCTGAGCCATAGCCTGATACCCCTTCCGTAGAGTTAGCTTTGTCCATTAATAGGTGTTTAGTTCGTAGCATTGTATTTCTCCCTTTGAATTTCTGCCATAAGTTGGCCGGTTGTGTTCGCATCAGCTTGTGCTAATATACTAAAAATAGATTCACCGGCACGACTAAAGCCCATTATTTCTAATAGTAAATCTTTATCGATACCTGGTTGCGGATATTCACCAACACCAAAGTGTTTCATTAAATACTTCGCAAATAATTTACCATCTGAAGATTTCAGTATGGATCTTAGGCTAGCAAGCATCGACTCATGTTCCTTTTGAGATGACTCCTTGCTATCGAAAGGATTAAATTGATACGTCTCCACCTTGTTCCTCACTAATTTGTCGAGCTTCAGTTAATTTTTTAGCAGCATCAGCGGCCATTGGTAATGCCTCTAATTGCTGTTGTCGTTCTGCTTGTGCTTGTGCTTGTTTCATCATCGCTTCAACTTCTGTTGCAGGATTATTTAATCCAGCTGGAAGTTGATAACGATCTTCATAAATCTCAGCGAGTTTATTAATATTAATGTTGTTCCACGCGCTCGGAATTAATTGAGCAATCTGTGACCATTGAGCTACGAACTGATTAATCTGTGGTAAATCGAATGCTTTTTGAGCTTGAGCAAATGGTGAAATAAACTCTGTTTCAATCCACTCACCTTGAAGATCCTCTGGTATATCACCAATATATGGATCGTTCTCGATTGTGAAATCAAGCATGTACTCAGAGATCGGTACATTGTAAGTACTGTTTAATGATTGAATATTAGGTCCGATAACTGACTTCTGTTCTTCAATTACACCGGCAGCTTCTGTGGCTGTTCGTGTTTTAGGGTTGTTAGATAAGAACATCAAGAAGTCAGCATAATAAAACTTCTCTACTTGGCGTCTCATATCATCGACATCCATCACAAGAGCGTTGATTGCTGGGTTGATTTCATAGACGGAACGCATTCCACCTTGGGCTGCTGCTGTTGCATCTAAAGGTATGTGCTTACGTGCCTGAGTTGTTAAATATGATTTACGAATAGAAGCTGGACCTTGAGTTGTTGGATCCAACATCTTTTCAATCGCGATATCTTTCGATACTGCTTTCTTATTTAAAGAACGTATTAATCCAATAGCATCGGTTGTTGGTCCTTTTTCACCATATAATTCACCTTGTGCTTTACCAACAACGAACGGGCGACGACGATAGTAATTGATCTCTAAATATTTAGGATCCTTAACATCGTTTGGTTCATAGTTTTGGTTATTAAAACCAGCACCGGAAAACACACCTGTTTCATAAACAACAGATGTCCATTGGCGGTGTGATCCACCCAAAGGTATTGAAGGGTTGTAGTCTTTATTGCGTGTGTAAATTTCAACACATTCAATTTTGGCAGTCGTGTTGCTTCTCTCATATAAGTCTTTAACCTTTTGAGAGAACATAGACCAGTCGTATTGACCGTCTTTTTTCTTACCGTATCTATTTGTAAGTTGTTTTGGATTTAAACAAAACTCGCGAATCAACATCTCAACTTCACCAAAAGCATTATTTAAAATGAAGTAAGAACCTGGTTGTAACGTGTAAAAATGTACATAGTTTCCACGTCTTTTGATAATATGGCATCCGGTATCGACAACACTAAAGTCGTAATAAAACTGACCGGCTTCAAAGTAGAAGTTAGAGTTAGACAAATGTCCTAATGCACGATTAGTTACACGGTCTAAGAACTCACGATTAGGTGCAAAACGATTGCGATCCTTATCTGGATGTACGTATCTGATCCAAGGTCTAGAAGGTGAAGTGTTACCCTCTAAGAACCCTGCAACATTAGATCGTTGTGCTAAAATGTGTGTACCGTCAAATATGGGATAACCGTTAATCTTCTCACGATCAGTACCTAACAAATGTCTAGCACGAGCTGGTGTTGTCCATAATAACTTATCAAGCCATCCGGCTTTCAATTCTTCAAATCTTTGTTTGGCATCTTTATGGATTGTTTCGAAATCAGATTTACTGTAACCAGCTACTCTTTCTTTAATCATTTTATAATCCTAACGGTGAGTTCACAGCTTTAGATACCTTTGTTGGTACAGATACATCACCAACACCACCTAAAATACCTGTAGATTGTGGTGTATCTGTATATTGTGATGTACCTGATTTTCCAGGTGTACCTTCAGTACCACGAAGTCTTAAAGCCGCTAACGCTGCATTCTGATCGTTGATACCTTTTTTCTTTCTTAACCATGCTTGTTCAGCTTGTATCTTGGTTTGCTCATCATTTATTCTATCGTTTGAGTCTTTACTCGCTTGAACTTGCATATCATATTGCATACCATATAGTGCACCTAGTGGTCCTAATAATCCACCCATAGTTGTACCTTTGTTATTGTTTCCACCTGACATTTCAAACCTCCAATTTATAAACTGTCTCTAATGGTTTAAAACCTAACTTAAGCAGTGTAGAACTTTTCAAGTTAGTAGACACACCTTTACTTATAGTAAGATGGTCTGCGTATTGCTTACCCATGTCAATAAATAATGACAATAACATTACTGTAGCTTTTGGTGAATCTGAAGCTATAGCTTCTAACGAAAGTGTTTTAATGTTGTGATCCAGGAAATTTCTACCGTAAAAAGTCACCATAATAGCTTTGATTTGGTCTTGATTATCATAGACCACATTAACATCACAGTGTTGTAGCATCTGATCAATTGCGCTATCACTGAGGTTAAAATTACCAAATGCTGGTAATGTGCGGTATTTTTGTTGAACAAAGTCCAATATGTTATTGTCACGTTCGGTTATTCTTTTTATGAACATCGATAAGCCTCCATACTGTAATCGGGTTTGCTCTCAGGCATTGTTATAGCCTTTGATCCAGCTTCGTTAGTTCTGTGAGTTACTCCACCATATCCCTCGTTCATGTCAACTGGTTCATTCTCATCAAGCCTTTGGACTTCAGTCCTGTAATATTTTAAAACATAACTATCGGCTATATCCGGTGATTCAAGTAGACGTTTCTTAACTTCCTTCTTGCTCTCACACAGCTTCTTCAATGTGATTTTGTGCCGGTCGCCTTTAGTGTAAGCAAACTGTTTAATGATTTTATCTTCAGCCGTAATACCTTTTTCATCAAACTCGATGTCTTTATTATAGTCTAAGACGATCTCTTCTTTCTTCATAGCTTTACCGGCTTCGAAGTACATCTGCGCTCTCATGTTCGCATAGTCTGACTTCTTGCTATCAACATTATCATTTGGTGATTGAGCAAACGAGACTAACTCCCAGTGATATTTCTGATCACCATTAGCCAAAGTCTTCAAAGCTGTACCTTCGGCCTGATCTATCCACACAGCATCGACTCTTAAGTTACGCTCGTACT